CATTTGCATTCTCTCTTCTGTCATCGGGGTCGGGTTTTTAGCGCCCCGGCTACTCTTAAGCCCGCCGAGCTTCCCCGATAGGCTTGCTAGCTCAGGGTTAGCTCGAAAGCCACCGCCGGTACTTTTAAGCCCGCCCAGCGCGCCAATGCGCTTGTAGAAGCCCTTCCCATAGCGTTCTTTATTGGTTGCGGCAGCATTCAAGCCGCCCTCGCGTGTTCCTGGCATTACTTCACCACCTTTTTAGTTTTATTGCTTAGTGCCCAATATGCTAGATTAGCTAGTCCTAAAGTCCACCAAAAGAATATTACAAGCAGGATATGCCCTACAGCTGTACCGGTATTTTTCTTAAGTAAGAAATACTCCGGTGTCTCTTCTTTTACTTCCCAGTCGTTAGCCTGGTACATTTTTACTTGGTTTAATGCTTCTGTTCTACTCATTACTTACTCCTTTGCTAATTCCCTTAATGTATCTGGCGTAGCCAGTACAATTTCTTTTTTGATCCGAGCTATGCCAGCGGTGTTAAGCGCTTGGCCGTCTGATAGCTTGCGTACGATCCGCTGCTTATCTTCTGGCTCGGTAATACCTTTGTTTTCAAGTATCTCGCCGATTTCTTTAATGGCTGCCGGCGCGGTCTGGGTACGGCTTTGAATGTCGGCCTTATCTATCTCATCTTTAGAAGCGATAGAGTCAATCACGCCAATCCCCATGAAGCCTAACGCCCGCCCGACTGCTGATGTAGAGCAGTTTTCAATTGCGCTTGTCTTATTTATATAGCCATCACCCCAAGTAGCCTGTGAGTAATCCACAAACTTTCGTTCCGCCTTATCTATATCTGGTATAACAGTCGCCTGAATTACAACACGCTCATCATTCGGCTGGCTCACCAGCTTTGTGCGAATGCTGCCGTTTGGGTACTCCCTGTTAAAAAACAGTATTCGGTCTTTGACTAAAGTATATTGCGATCCCTTAATATCTATTGTTGGTAGATTTGCCATCTATTTCTCCTAACTGACTCAGCTATTTGAGCCTTACTTTTTTTAGTGTGCTTATGCCCCTTAAATAGATCATGCGATTTGCCGTCATATATTTCATGGCATTGTCTACATAGCTCAACGTAGTTGTTGATATTGAGCGTATATTGATCTAACTTGTTCGCCCAATCTGTTCTGGTTACTCTCCAGCAGTGCTTACATTTTCCAGTCTTATCATGCTGGTGGTTTCGCCATAGCCATGTATGGATTGCATGATAGCTATATCCTTTTTTTGATCTAGCTACGTTATAGCAAGTGCGAGAGCAATACTTCTTAGCTCTTGGCGCACGATCATTCACTGACAACTTGCCACATTCAAAGCAGCAAAATGTCGGTTTGCTCATCGTTTCTGCTCCTTATATGCGACTGCTAACGCGCCTATAATAAGCCCGAGCAGGAACATTGTGCTCATTGCCCACATATTATTTGTCCTCCAATAGTGCAAAGTTCTTTAGAGCTTCTTCAGCTTCTTTTTTGCTGAGTTGCCCAGCTCGATACTGAGCAATTATTTTACTAATCATTTTCGCGTTCTCCTTTATTTATCTGTACTTCTAGTATAAGCGTAGCAATATCAAAATGCAATGCTTATTCTGCAGATTCTCGCATACTTTCAAGCCAGGCGTCTTTGGCTGACTCGTACTGCGCGTCAAATTGGAATGATCGCTCATCGCGTTCCATCTCCGCTCGCTCGTGCTCTGAGTAGAGATAAGTTACATCGGCTCCGCAATCTTCGCAGCGGATCTCTACCAAGCAAGGCCAGCCATCGTACTCTTCAAAGAAAAGTTCTTGGTCTTTATGGGCGCAGTTATTTTTCATTGCACACCTCTTCGAGCGCTTTTGTAAGCTGTCCTAGAAACTCAATCGCTTCAAACTTAGTTAAGCGCTGTGCAGGAAAGCCTATAGTTGTTTCTTTTATTGCGCTGCCAAACTGATTGTTCGGTCTGGTTATTGTTACTGCTTGCTTCATAGTCGCGTTCTCCTTTATTACTTACACACTAATTATAAGCCTAGCGGTATTGTATTGCAAGTCTTATTCCAAACAAAATACCGTCAGGTGGAGAACGCGAGTTCATGCCTGACGGTAAGTTGTTATTATACCTTATTTTTTGCTATTACGTTGGTGCATATTTTTACAAAGGCTCTGCCCTTATGCACACTGGCTTTACGCTGGCAGTATTCAGCTATATTTATAAGCTGCCCCTCGGCCATGTATTGCTTGGCATATACTAGAAAGTTCTCATCTAGTAATGGGTCAGCTAGCATTTTTCTTAATCTAGCAGTTATACCTAATCGATTCTCATCGATGAATCGATTATCATCGATTGTTTTAATCTCTTTAATCGATTTCTCATCGATTGTCTTATTAATTTTCTCGAAGCCCATGCTTGACATCTCCTAATCAAGCTCCTAGAATAAGTGTAAGCGAAGTCAGAGACCGTTCCACTCACCCTGGAGCGGTATTTTTTTAATGCTATGAGCTTGCAAGCTATTTTTACTCACCCTCCTCAACTGCGAAGCCAGGAGTTATCCACATCTTAATACTTGCCAGGCTTGTTTGCAAGTCCTTTTATATAAGTCCAAGCTTCCGGGCGCATGCCGGCCACTGCCACCAGCCGGATCTGGCTTGCAGTCGTTGTCCGGCAGCTATCTGGACTTCTCTGGGAGCTTGCCAAGCGAAGGCGTACCCGGTCGCCATAGCGTTCCACGTTGCCGGGGAGAACTGAATGCCACCGTCAAAGCCGGAGCTACCGTTGTAATCCCAGCGGCCACCGGACTCGCAGAGGGCGAGCTTATCCCATATACCTATATCTGCGCTATTTGTAGCGGTTTGAATTGGTTTTAATGCGGGCTTCGGTACAATGCGAGCTTTAGCAGCTTCGGCGCGTTGTAGGGCTTCTGATTGCTCTCTAGCTTGTGCAGCAGCCAAGCGAGCCACTTCAGCGATTCGAGCAGCTTCAAGTTGGCTTGCCCGGCGTTCCAGCTGGGGCGCCAGTACAGTTTCCCATTTCGGGCTAGTGTGAGGTTTTGTGTATGCGCTGAGTAACGCGCTATTCGGTGAGGTTTTGATTTCGTTTGTATTACCTTTAGCGATGTAGCTTCTAATAAATATTCCCAACAGTACGCAGATAATGAATATGATTAGGAGCTTGAAGTAGTTACGCAAAATGCGCCCTCGTTTATCATGCTCGCTATACTACGCCTGTGAGAATAGCTGTCAAGAAGCGTGCTAGTAGAAGATATTGACGAATAAAAATAATAGGCGCATAACAAAATTAGTACCTTACAAAGGGGGAGAGATGTATCTCACAATCACAGTGAATGGTGAGGACGTTATCTTCACCAATCAGACCGTCAAGGTGTACCGCTTCAGGAAGCTGCCTGAGCTGGATCATGCCTACTACGAAGATGCTCACCGTTGCTTCTACGTTTTCAATTGCGAAACGCTCAACGAAGCTATGGAAGCTGATGGCTGCGAAACCATCACCAACGACTATCCTTCAGAGAACGACTACGACGCGTATGTGAGACACACTGCGAGTCATGTCGATGAGGAACTGGAGGAACTCGATGGAGGCCTTTGAAGGAATGAACCCGACTCAGGCAGACATGCTCCGAGCCGTTCGTCAGCGCATGGCGATTGTCCAGTCCGAGATTGCTGAACTGACTCGTGAGCTTGACGAGCTCCAGAGCCAGCAGCGAGCCATTCTCTACGGAGGGAGTCCCGAATGATTGTCTGGAAGATTTACCAGCGAGCCTGCTACAAGGTCGCTGACAGTCTCTACAACAGCCTACGAAAGGCCTTCGGCCACTTGGAGTAGGGAGGTGATGGAGTCTCGCCAAGTTTAGTCGGTAGGCTAAACATCACTAAACTTGGTTCGGGGCTAATCCCCCAGAGGGTCTGCTTACCCGACAAGCAGAAGTGCAAGGTTACCCCAGCCTTGCCAAAATGGAGCTTCCCCACTCCGACTCATAACGGCTGAGAATAACTGCCGTTTCTTCTTTTACTCACAAAAAAGCACCGCATAAAATAACGGTGCTTCTCTGCTTGATCTGTGGGCTTGCGACTCATGCCCGCGTCTAGTATATCAGAAAGGAACAATCCCTCTAGCGGGTATTCTCTCATCAAGGTAAATCCACTTGTCGATAATCGGCAAGAGTACTGGAAGCGCAACGCCTACAAGTGTTTGCCATGTGCCAGTAAGCTCTGCAGCTTGTGCTACAAGCACTGGTATGAGTATTAAAAGCGCCATACGAACTACGAATTTAATTGTTTCGATTGCTGTCTTACTCATTATTTCTTCCTCCAATTTAATAGCTTCTGCAGCCAGCTTTGTCCTTGTTGCACAATAGCCTCTGCTTCGGTTTCATTTGCTTGTTCTTCTGCTATTTTTTTCTCAAGCTCTGCGACTCGATCAGCACTTACTTTAGCCTGTGCAGCAACCGCTTCATATTCAGCTTTTGTCTTGCTCTCGGCAAGCTGCTTTACAAGCACATCATAGTCTCGCATTTTCTGGTTACGAGTTGCACGAAAAGCTGCGCCTTCAACCCAGCCTTGCATAATAAAGTCGTGCCACTGTTTGCCAGTCCAGGCTGATACTTCACGAGCGTCCCAAGTTCCTTTATGCACTGCGTCAAAATCCCAGCCTTTCACTTCGCTAGATATTACTCTAATTGGATCTCTATCATTTGCGGTTATCATATCGTCTCCTTGTTGGTTAGCAGTAAGTCTTTGGTCTACTAATCGGTTTAATTTATTTAAGTCTAGCGTACCTGGGCAAGCGGTAGCGTAAAACTCTCGGTGCGCCCTAAGCGCAAATCGCTTTCCATGCCTGCGGCAGATGTCGGCTATCAGGTCAGCTGAAGTGTTGTAGGTTGCATCAGTAATTGGCATGGTTGGTGCGCCTCGATGCTCGATGCCGATGCTGCGCTGGTTAATGTCAAAGTTACCTGCATGCCAAGCCGTATCTTGTTCTTTGACATACTGATGAACAATTCCGTTACCCACTGCGTAGTGCGCTGAGGTCTTCTTGGCGGGGTTAGTGAAGGCTGCATCAGCAGCAGGTACATCACCGACAATCCAGTGACAGACTATAAACTCAATCGCCTTACCACCTCGACCTGCTGAGTAATTAGGTGAACCAATCCAAGTGGTCATTTTTTGTTCTCCACTATTTCAGTATTTACTTGTTGATTCTCAACAACCTGTGACTCAACGTGCTGTTCTTTAATGTTGTCGAGGTGTGAGATTACTCGTTCAGCTTGCTGGACAGTAATTTCTGCTAAGTGGCCGTTACGTTTTTCGGCCTCCAAAGCTGACTTTTTAGTAGCACTAGCAACTTCATTTGAAGCCCCAGCCATTGAATCCATCGACTTAGACAGCTTCTCGTGAAGTTTGTTCTGGTTATCTATAAGCTTGAAGAATCCCGCAATAACCCCTGCTATGGCTGTTACGATTGCGACTATAGCTGCATCACTCATAGTAACCTCTAGGCTATTTCTCCAACTGCCATCCATTGATAGAAAGTTGTATTACCAGCCGCCCAGTTAGTGCTATCTCTTGTGAATACAGTAGCCTTGAAAGATGTTGTGGTAATATCCGTAGCCATGCCAGTTGCTATCTTAAGCGTGACAGCACCATTCCCATAGACCGTAGACGAAGCGTTATCACCACCGTAAGTCATTGTAACTATTGGCCTTTGACTAAATGTCACGCCAAAAGTTACAATTTCACTTGCGGCATTTGCTACGCCTGGAGTAAATACCCCCCAACCTGTTAGCATTACAGTATTACCACTTTGATAACTGTTTGTGGTGTCATCTTGGCGTAGAACTGTGGTTTTTACTAATTTGTTTGTGCCAGCAACGAGCTTCAGGTGGCTAGACGATGCCGCAGTGATAGGGTTCGAAATATTATTAAGGCCAGAGCCATCATTAAAACTTGCGTCATTCGTACCGAGAATGTTCCACTTCGCTGCCGAAGGCTGTTCTCCGAATACTACACTCCAACTTGTGTATGCCATTTACTTTCCCTCCATTGCGAACTTGGGCGCTTGCACTTTTACGTTCTTACTAATTTCAATAACTGTTTTAGGATCTGGCGCTGCAGGATTGCTCATCATGCGTCTTTCTTGGTTAGTAAGAATATCGTTATTGCCACACATACATTCCCAACCCCATAACCCATCGAGGCGCTTACGCCCTGATACAATCTTGGCTTGGTTTGGATCTGGATTGTTATCGAGCCAGTCTATCACTTCGCCCTGACTTGAAGTGAATAATCGAATATCTCGGCTTGCGCCACACTTCTTGCAGGTGATTGTATACGCCTTTTGCATACTTATACTTAAGTACGAAATCTAGCTCTCGTCAATAACTAGCTTTTGTAATCCCAATTATCGAATGCGTATGAGCCTTCCGAATATATGGTGTAATAGATCCCATAGACAGATTGGTAGGCGGCAATCATCGTGCTGCTCATGCGCAGATATACATTCAAATACACATAGACGCGCTCTGTTGGCACTACGTTTACAGAATAGGTTATGTCAAAATAGCCCGCAGCTTCTACTGCGTTCGAGGTAGTGAATTTTGTATAAGGCATAGGCACAACGCTTGGCAGTCCAGAGCCAGAGCTAAGTAATATCGAGCTTACTTCTGCTTTAGGCAATACGAATGTTGGCGATCCGTCAGCAAGCGTAGTAGCAATATAGGTGTCAGTTATATCTATGCTTGTTGAGCCTTGAAAGCCTGTGGAGTTGGTTACGGCTTCAGAGAGCGTGAGCGTTGCGGATCCGCGCTTCAATACAGTCCGCTTGAATTGGTCTGGCATTCCCGAAAGCTGCTCTGTCGCAAGTTGTGGTAAGTTTGTTGGCATAGTTTTCTCCTTATGGTGCTATTTCAGATTTACGAATGTGATAATCTTTAGCCCTATGCCTATGTATATTGTTGTGGCATTTATAGCAAAGTGTTTGTAGATTGCTAAGATCATTATTCATTTCTGCTGCCTTTAGGTTTTTACCCTGCCAATCTATATGATGAACTACTAGCCGTCTATAACTAGGCTCACTACACTTTGTGCATTTATAATCATCTCTCTCTAATGCCCTTATTCTTACTCTAGTCCAGCTAGTACCGCGCACCCTAGATAAATATTTTTCCTCTGCGCCTAATTGCATTTTTTTTAGTAAATCTGGATTATGCTTAATAAGTTTTTTGCGTGTCGCAGACATTTTAGCTTTCACTTCTTCAGGTAATTTTTTACCTGTAAGCGATAGCCTCATTTTTTCTAAAGTCTTAGGATTATGTATAGGATTATTCACAAGATTATTTACTCTAATCCATTCATTACGGCATTTGTGGCTACAAAAAGCTTTATTGTTATGAGGCTTTCCACATTGTTTGCATTTCATAATACTATTATATATGGAGCAATATTATCTATCAAGGTGCTATGGAGTCCACACTGCCGATTGAGCTAATCCCAATTCTAAAGTATGTGATGAGATCACGCTGCAAGAGATTTAGCTCTTGCACAAAGCCTTCATTGGAGCTTACAACTGTCCGAATGCCATACACGCGCCAGTAGCGCCCTTGCCAGCTTACCAAATCGCCGAATTGTAGTTCGGGCAAGGCACGAATCTTAATGTTTTGTAAGTTCTCGCCATCGGCGTAGTCATTTAAGATAAGCCCGGCGTAGCTCTGCGCCCAGCTCTTATTCTGAATGTAGGGGTTATCTATCTTTATCGGGCGCTCTTCGTAGGCTGTAACCGAGAGGTCACGCTGTTCCCGATAATACAGCTCGCTGGTTACCTTAGCTGGTCGCCCATATATTACCAGGCTGGTTATATAGGCTGTGGAGCTAGAGCTGTTATAGAAGCGAATCTTAGCGGCTTGGGCGAATGAATCAAAAACCGTTACGCTCACGCTAGAGGATAGGTCTGTGCCGCTGCCATTACTCGCCGAGTTCGCCACGTACCCAGATGGCTGGTAGGCTTCCAGGATAGGGTCTTGAAAGCTTATAAAGACCTCTTCGCTTGAGCCAGCGGCTATCTCAATATTGCTAGATAGCTGCCAGATAGGTTGTGCCGGCTGCTTCTCGCGCACCTTGCTCGATACTTCTACTACATTAATGATATGATCCTCGCCGACTATCTCAGCGTCTATTACCATGCTTGTGGGTAGCACTCTCTGCACTTGAGTATACGGCCAGCTATCCCAATGCTGTCTATTCTCGAACTTAATCCTGCCCTCTTCGTCTTGGTAGACATGGGCGTTCTCAGCTTGGGCTATCTGGTGGATTGCATCCGAGAAGCGTGTGCCCTTTTCAAACATAGCGAAGGGAATAATATTGATGCCGGTATCCAGCTCATACTGTGCGGTGGCAAAGCCTAAGTCCGTCAAAAGGTTTTCTATAATCTGATCCGAACGCTGGCTGGTATACATCGAGGTTTGGTCAATGTATTTATTCTGCAGATAGCCGATAAAGTCATTAGCTTCTAGATTCACTACAGCTGACCGGCGCGAGTATTCAGGGGTCTTTGTAGTTAGCCCGACAAACTGTGGGATGAGGTTATTAATACCGTTATAGTCAAAGCCGGAGTTAATAATGATCGGTCTACGCGGTAGCTGTGCCGTAAATAGCTCGCTTGATCCGCCGGCAATGCGTGGCGTAAAACGGCCGGTCGTATTGTCTAAGCTGACGTTGGCGAGCGCCGTAGACAGTCCACCGAGGGGCATATTAAGCCTACGCTCATACTCCACCGCCACAACATAGTCGGTTTCATTCGTATAGTCGTAGTTATTCCAGTCCGAGGTCAGCGCTCCCTCTGACGCTATCCCATCGCCAGCGCCAACTAAAGATACGCCAATCGTAAATGGGCGATAGCTGGCATTGTATGACTTTTTCCAGCTTATCTGAGTAGACTGGCTGACATTCCTATAGTTATCATAGGCTTCTACGCTCCAGGCGTTTTCGACTGCTCGCATTTAAGATTCCGTTAGTATGAGTTGAAAGCTCGCCAAGTAATCTGTACCCGGCGTTGAGAACTTCCGCTCGATTAAGTCGATATGCACATTGGTTTCGGCGACAGTAAAGTTGCTCTCGGTTACTTCCCAGGTCTGTACGGTATCAGTATTTTTATAGGTGTCATAGATGGTTTTAATAGCGCTATACTCTGCGGCAGTCGCATTCTCATATTCGAGTGTCCAGATATGCTTTGTACCCACCAACGAGTTGTAATAATCGCGATGTATCCGACCATCGAGTGTTTGCACCTGACTGAAGCGCTCGATTTTCTTTTCGCTCACGCCCATTGGGTTTCTTATTTCTACTCCACCTAATACGTATGCCATGCTATGCCCCCATCATTTCTGCTACTGTTATATTCTTACTGTTAGCGATGGTCTTAAGATTGCCCGCTACCATCTCAGCTAGCTTGCGAGCCTCGCCAGGAGTTCCGGTAAATATGCCGGAGAGCGATATATTGATTGTAGTGTCCTGCTGTTGCGTGACCGGTGCTGTAGTCGGTGCAGCGTAGGGCTGTGGATTTGCTACCATATCAGCTACCTTAAAGCCGGTACTCATACCCTGCATATCAGTGAATAGTCCACCGTACTGCTTCTTAATATCAGCCGTTCCAATAGTAATCTTATCGACCAGCGATGGACTGTGGCGTTTGTTTGGATCTAAAGCGCCGGCGACAGCGTCTTTTACGCTCTTAGCTGCATCTTTTACCCAGTTAAACGCATCGCGGAACGGCTTTGTAATGGTGTCATAGATACCGGATACGGCTTGCTCGATGCCACGCTTCATATTGATAAATGAGTTGGTAACACTGTATGAGGTATTCTCTACCCAGCGGCCGAAGTCTACAAAGGCCGCTACTACAGCCGATACTACTTTTATGACCGTTCGTAGTATGCCTATATAAATTACTATCGAAGCTATTAACGCACCGCCAATAACCGCAGCTAAGAATTGTAGCGTTGGTATAATCCAGTCTTTATTCTGCGCCCAGAACTCTCGCAGTACAGGCATCAGGTTAAACTGTATCTCATTCCAAAGCTCGCGAATGGCTGGCGCAACATACTCTCTAAAAGCCGCAACCAGTTGATCTATTACCGGCTTAAATGTAGTCACCAGAAAGCTCCAGACCGCGGCAAAGGCATTATACACTGCCATTATATTGGCTTTAATATTCTCGAGCGCCGGGTTTGAGCCATCTTGCCATTGCTGTACGAGCAGGAGAGCGTTAGCTACAAACGGTTGCAGGTATTGCGCTATCCCGCCACCGATAGACTCCATCAGGTTATTAAACTGGTTATTGAGCTTATCTAAAGAGCCAGCAAAGGTATTACCAGCGGCCTCTGCAGATCCACCGAACTCTTTAGTTAGCTCGGCGATAATAACCCGCTGTGCTCCAGCAGTATCACCGGTTGCTACCAGATTCTTTACTAAGTCTTTTTGGCTCTCAGAGAGGCGCACACCGACTCTTTGCAGGGCAGTTACACCGAGTACTGGGTCTTGTAATGCCTTACCCACCTGAATAGAGGTTTGTGTCAGGTCAGTACCCATTGCAGTTGCCATATCTGCCACGGCCTTAGTAGCGTCTGGGAATACGTCTTTACCAATATTTGTAAATGTTAGGAGCATATTCTGCGCGCTACGAACTTGCTCATCTGAGTAACGGGTATTCTTTTCTATGCTAGCCGACAGCTTATCTACCATATCGGCTGTAACACCGGCGGCTCCACCAGTAGATTTAAGTACGGCGTTCGTTTGAGCTATCGCCAGCTCGCTCTCCATGAACGCTTTGGTGCTCGCTATGCCAAAGGCTACAGTCGCAGCACCGAGCGCAGCAATACCGGCAGCAGCTACAGCGCCCATCTTGCCAACAGTACCTAAGCCACCACCGAACTTCTCTAATGACGCGCTTGCTTTGTCATCAGCTGTTATAACGGCTTTAATATGGGCTTCGGCTGCCAACTTATTTACCTCCTGAGTGCTTGTTCATCAATTCTTGCTTCTTATTTATAAAACTATATATCTTGAGGTTAGTAAAGAAGTCATCAACAGGCTCATCTGCTAACTCTTGTGCAGATAAGCCAAAGAGCTTGCGATAGAGGTATTTCTGGATTGCTAAGGGCATTTGGGAGCGCTCATTAAATATCGCGTCCTCAATGTCCTCTATGCTTTTGGGTCTTGTCCTGTGAGCCGTTCCATTACGCCAGTAAAGAACTCGCCTGGCATATCGAGCATATCGTCTTTCGTGAACTCTACGAGCTTGCCGTCCTGAGCTATCTCGCCCTTGATAAGCCTGTCTGAAAGTAAGTCCACCATGAACTGCATAGCTTCTTGGTTGTTGTTTGTTTCCTGAACAGTAGCAATCTTCGCTTGGATATCTTCGTACTCTCGAACTGGTATAGCCTGAAAGATTACATAGCTATCAGCATAGTCCTCGCCGAAGAAATCGAGCGAGATACGCTTTTCAATTTTTATCATATCGTTCTCCTTAGTTTAGTAGCCAGTGCCAGCAAACGTGTTAATCAGAATGCACGAGCTGATTATATCAGCAGCGTTGGCGGCATCATAGTTGGCCTTGAACTGAATGCTCTGCGATACGATGGTATCGAGTCCACGATCCTGTTCCCATTCGGTAAAGTCTACGCGTGGGAACTCCATCGCCAGGCTAGAGTTGACTGAGCTACGGACAAAGCTGATACCCATAGCCTTATAGGTGCCATCAAGCATCAGGTTGCGGTAGGTTTCGTCTTGCTTCAAGAGTTCGATAGATCCTTCTACGGCGAAGTTGGTAGCCAGTACATCTTCTGGCTCAACAGTACCAAGCACGACATCGTGTGCAGCATTCTTGGTAAAGTTTAGCTCTAGCTTCTTTAAGCTAATCGCTGAAGCGGCAGCTAGACCTGCGGTAGAGCTTGCAAGCTTGAATACGAGGTGCTGATGCAAGAACTTATTGCCGAGCGCCGTAAAGCTAGCCGTCTGACGCGTATACGAGCGCCCAACGCGGCTTAAGAGGCCAACAGTGAAGTTTACTATACCATTCTGTTCTACAGTGATTTTAAGCGTATCTATAACGCCCAGGCTATAAAGCTCGGCGTAGTCAGGATCCTGGTAGAGCACTGACAAGCTTTGGTGCTGGTTAGAGTTAGCTAGGGTATAGGTGTGAGTGTAAGGGTTTCCACCAGTTGTTACCGGAGAAGCTCCCAACAGGCCGGTGAGAATAATTCCTGCAAGCTTATCATCTAAATTGCTCTCGAACTCTCCGCTTGCCATGCGCTGGGTTACAAAGTTTGCGTCAGAATCGGCTAGCTTGCCCATTCCTTCAGACTCTCGGGCAGTCTCAGTTTTATCATCAAAGCTAATGGTGCTGCGTGGAATCCAAAAGCCGTTCGTGATAGTACCAGTACCGCGAGTGCCTTCTTTTGCGATTAGTAGCTGCCCTAAGCGGCCAACGTGTTTACTCATATTTATATACTCCTTTTACACTATGTAAATGCTATGCACCTTAACAGTAATCTCTACCCCACGCGCCCAGCCAGCCTCATACTGGTAATAGCTAGGTGTGCCAATAGCAGCTTCCATGAACACCACCTGGGCATAATCTCCTAGCGTGATATTGCTATCTAGCGTATCGAGAATATCTCCAGTGATATCTTCTATCGTCTGCTCGGCTAACTCTACCCTATCAGTGTTATCCCGATCCTGTCCGATCTGCGCTAAGGCCAGAATGCGGTAGGTGTGTATGCGCTTATTCTCCGCGTTGGTATAGAACTCATTATCTGAGCCAGCGAATGTAATAAAAGCGCAAGGGAAGCCGTCAGGGTTAAGCTTTTCGTGGTTGTAAACTTTGTTAATGGTGCTAATCGTAGAGATTTGCGTAATCAACTCATGTTTGATGTCCTGAATTACGCCCATGCAATACTCCTTACTCCAGTTATCGTATATTTATACCTATGCGTCAATAACTTCATACGCCCTGGCCTATTTCGTTTAATACCTTTTGTACGGCATTCTTAAAGTTCTCTTGGATCTGCTTCTCATCATCTTTTAATGAGTCGGCCAAGAATGGTCTAGCCTTAATACCCCTGCTCGTACCCTCATGCAGATAGGTGGCGTAGTCCATACGGCTGTAGAGCGTTCCCTTACCAGTTTCAAACATACTAACCCAGTTCCGGGTCAGGGAATAGGTGCGGTTTTGGTAGTACTCATTTGAATAGCCTTTTTTGGTTACGGTACGCTCCACTTGAAAGATAGAGCCTTCAATAGCGGTATTTAAATGCTTCACCATAAGCTCCGGGGCTTTGCGGAACGCCCGGCGAATCTCGTCTAGATTCTCAATCTTAACGCTATACTCAGCCATTCTTGCTCTCCAGTATTACTTGGATATGCTCCAACAAGCCCGATCCCTCATAGCGGCTGACGGCTTTTACGCTGTAGCGCTTACCGGAGCCGTCATCGACCTGGTCGCCCTCTTTAATTGGCACTGAGCCGTCTACCCACATATCGTATAAAGCGCCGATCCGCCCGCCGATGTCGTTCGTACGGCTAATACCTATCGGCTGAATGTCTGCTTGGTATGAGGTAAACGTAGCCGAGTAGTTTTGGATAGCAGCACCGAAAGGTCGTAAGCGCCGGATGCTTATCTCGTGGCTAGCAAAAAACAAAGCCATTAGTTATATCCAGATATAGCAATATCGCAATATGGGCGCAGTATGTCGTCTAGTCCAAGCGAATCTATTAGGCTAGCATTGCCGGTAGCGGTAGTGCTGTCAAAGTACTCTACCTTGCGCTGCCCCTCTTGCTTGCTCTTTATGCTGGTGCCAGCTGTACCGTTCTCGGTTACGAATGCCGCCATGCGCGCACACGCCTCAGCTAAGTCATCGGGGATTGTCGCGTAACCTGCTGTGTAGGCTATCTTCCAAGAGTGAAAGCTTGAGCCAAAGTTTACCAACGCCTTAATGATGCCGGCGTCAGTATCTACAAAGTAATCCTCAGCGTCGAGTGTGGTAAAGCTGGCGTTATTACCAGCTTCATCGCGCCATTCTACGCTGGTCATAGTAATCACTGGCTTATTACGCAAGACTAGCTCATTGCCGCCAATCCCATCGTAATACTCAACATAGGCCGTAGAGTTAAAGCTCGATACGCCACAGTAGTTCAGAATAATCTTTGTAGCGTAGTTAATATTGCGGGTAATCAGATTATCCTGGGCAGTTCCGGTAATCCCAAGTATTTCTTTTACATCTGCTACCGATGTGAGGGCTTCTGGTGAGAGAGCTGTCATGCTATTTTATCCGATCTGGTTATCATCTTATCTTTGTACGCGATGCCCTTGCGGTAGAGCTTGCGCGCGAGAGTTTGCGGTACGCTAATCACTTCTCCGGTAAGCCGGTCTTTATAGTCCTTGAGTAAGCGTATACGTACTCTTTCCATGTCTCTATATAACTACTACTAGATATATACGTCAATAACGCAAAGAGCGCCCAAAGGCGCTCCTGCGTAGCACTCGACTAGACTTATGCTAGTCTGCTGCTATTCTACCAAAGTTTCTATTAAACTCCAGTAATCTTCTTAACTGCTTCGGTTAGTGTGAGTTCTGCGTCAACACGCTTCTCTACACGCACGAATACCAAGTTCTTTTCGAACGCGCTTGATCCGCCAACAGTGGCTTCATCTGATACGCGTACCGAGATACCAGCACGATCTACAATCTGGTAGTAGTTGAAGTCGCCCAAGTAGAGCTCATTCCCTAGATTGTTCTGTTCGTACATAGGTCGCCCGAGAAGGCTTCCGTAAGGGCTATCGCCCAGGTTCTGTACGAGGTATCGGTTCTGGGTGTCTTTTAGCTGACGCACGGTTGCGAGGGTACGAGCGTTTCCTACCCATACTGCACGCCCACGATAGCCCTGCTTCAAGTCATGGAACAATTCAATTACATCATCAGCCATGTTCGCGCTTTTAGCACGTGAGCCTACGGTGTACTGGTTTACTCCGGTTGGCTTACCTGATCCATCACCAGTCCAGAATGCTGCATCTTCTTTTTCGGCAAGGCTCTGTGTCATCAAACCAGCGATGTAGTTGACGATAGATCCGTTTACGCCAAGAGTAGCGTCATCTGAGAGTTCCTGTGAAAGCGGTACGATAGAAGCTAGAGAGTAAGGAGTGAATACTAGCTCTGCGAATTGTGCGGTGCTGGTAGCCTTAACTGCAGCTTCGTTACGCCATTGTGCCTGTGGTCGAGTATCGAGTTTTGGCAAGTGGAGTTCGTTGCTTTGTGTGGTAATGGTGTTAGCGATCTGGCGCATAACAGTTGCGTCTCGGAGATCTTCTACGATCATGTTCGAGAATTCTGCTGGCACGAGGTATCCACCTAGAGCGTCAGTACCTTCTACAAGTACTTGAAGCTTTTCTTTATCACCATGCATAAGAGCGCTCATAAAGTGAATGGTCTTACCAGTGATTTCGGTGTACTGCTTACCAGCGTTCTTACGTTCTGGGATTACGTGCTTGATTTCAGCAAGCTTATCTACTGATACGCTTCCCAAGCTCTTGTCCATAATCATCTTGTCGTTGCCCATTTTCACGTCAGCAATAACTGGTACGTGAGCTTCTGCCTTAACTTCGGCATCAAGCTTTTCGCTCAATTTACCAAAAGCCTTAGCAGCAATAGCTTCAGCGAGATCTTCTACTTTTGTATCTTCAGCGCTTTTAACTTCAGCTTCTTTGGTGCTGATGTCTGCGGCTTCTTTTTTAAGAGTCTCTAGCTCGGCCTTTTCTGCTTCGGTAATGCTACCGTCAGCGAGTTTGGCCTGTAAGTCTGAGATTTTACCCATGTATTAAAGTCCTTTCTTATTATCTTGCAGCAGTTTCTCGGTTACTCGATCCAGTGCTTTAAGTAGTGTGCGTTGGCGGCTGTCCTCGGTTTCTGCTAGGAGCTGTCCAGCTATCTTGTCGATTGCCTTAAGCCCGTTCGCGCGCACGTATGGATTGCCATCATCGCTTGAGGATTTAGCCCGTAAGCTATTCACCTCATGCTCCAGCTCTACTAATCGCTTAGTAAGCTGTTCTATATCGTTATGCTTCATTTCTTCTTCTGCGTCAATAACTCCAATCACGCTCTTGATAACGCTTTTCTCAAAACCTGCTGTTTCAAGTGATTTATACGCCATCATACGAGCTTCTGGATTGGCTGGTACGTTCACGGCAGAGATTTCGAGGAGTTCCTGCTTGGTAAATGTATTGCCTTCAGCTTCTAAGGGCTTAAAGCCTACGGAGAAGCTGTTGATGATGCCCTGATCAAACATTGCCTTAATAGCTCGAGCTTCTGGAGTGATGTCGTGAAACTCTGGCTCGAATACCATCTTAGCGTCTGCGCCCTTGCCTTCAGTGCGGACATTCTTCGCATTGCCAATAGCCGGGATAGAATGATCGTGCGCCCAGAGCAATACAGGATTTGCCATAAAGTTTTTTGTTTCCCAGCCTTCAACGAGAACTTTCTCGCCATGCCGATCCTCAACTGCTGTAGAAGCGATAGCAATCATCTTTTTGCCCTCTCGCTCTATATTTGCCTTTACTGTATACATAATAGTTTGACTCCTCTTTGATACTGCTATCTAATAACCTGCGAACAGAATCGTCAAGAACTCTAAAGCTGATCCACCTTAGCTTGCGTTACATCACTATTGGCTTCAGTGTCAGCGAGTATCTTGCCCATCGTACCTGCAATCGTATGAGCCGTCAGAGGCTCGTCCCACACCCCACCAAGGCTAGGCATAGTTGCAATAGCAGGTGCTACAGGCAATCCCTCTGCCCACAA